GTGGTAACGGAAATGACGGATTTGGGAAGAATTAAAGAGCTTGTAAGCATATTAAACAAGGCAGGAAAAAGTTATTATTCAGAAGGCGTTGAGATAATGAGCAACTTTGAATATGATAAGCTTTATGACGAACTTGTAAAACTTGAAGAAAAAACTAAGATTGTTCTTTCGGACAGCCCTACTGTTAATGTTGGATATGAAACGCTCAGTGAGCTTCCAAAGGAAAGACATGACAGTCCTATGTTAAGCCTTGATAAGACAAAAAATTCCGACGAGCTGGTGGACTGGCTTGGAAGCCAGAGAGGTCTGTTATCATGGAAACTTGACGGGCTTACTATAGTCCTGACATATGAAAATGGCGAACTTTTAAAAGCTGTAACAAGAGGAAATGGCGAAGTTGGGGAAATTATTACACAGAATGCAAAAGTATTTAAAAATGTTCCGTTGTCAATCCCTTTTAAAGGCAGACTTGTTATAAGAGGAGAGGCAATTATAACTTATTCTGACTTTGAAAAAATCAATGAAAAGATTCCTGAGATAGATGCAAAATATAAGAATCCAAGAAATCTTTGCAGCGGTTCAGTACGCCAGCTTAATAATAAGATTACTGAAGAAAGAAATGTAAGATTTTTTGCATTTTCGCTTGTTTATGCAGATGGACAGGATTTTAAGAATTCAAGGAAAGTACAGTTTGAATGGCTTAAAGAACAGGGATTTTCTGTAGTTGAATACAAAGAAGTGACATCAGAAAATCTCAAAGACACAATTATGTGGTTTGAAGATAAGATAAAAGATAATGATTTTCCATCAGACGGACTTGTAATATTGTATGATGATATCGCATATGGCGATTCACTTGGAAGAACGGCTAAGTTTCCACGTAATTCAATGGCATTTAAGTGGACTGATGAGACAGCCGTAACACATCTTAGAAAGATTGAATGGAGTGCGTCAAGGACAGGGCTGATAAATCCTATAGCGGTATTTGATACGGTTGAGCTTGAGGGCACAAAAGTGTCAAGGGCAAGTGTTCATAATATAAGCATTATGGAAGGCTTACAGCTTGGAATAGGTGATGAGATAAGTGTCTTTAAAGCTAATATGATTATTCCGCAGATAGCAGATAATTTTACAAGAAGCGGCAATGTTGAGATTCCTTTGGAGTGTCCTGTCTGTAAAGGAAAGACACAAATAAAGCAGATTAATGATGTCAAATCACTGTATTGTATGAATGAAGAATGTCAGGCAAAGCATGTAAAGAGATTTGCACATTTTGTTTCAAGGGATGCAATGAATATTGACGGACTTTCAGAGGCTACACTTGAGAAATTTATCCAGAATGGTCTTATAAAAGATTTTACGGATTTATATCATCTTGACAGATATAAGGACATAATATCAGGCATGGAAGGATTTGGTGAAAAGTCCTGTGAAAATATTCTTAATGCTGTTGAACAGTCAAGAAAGACAATTATGGCAAAGGTTATATACAGTCTCGGAATTCCGGGAATAGGACTTTCAAATGCCAAGATGATTGTAAAAGCAATTGGTTCAGATAAAGAACAGCTTACGGCAGCAGACCGTCCGGCACTTGAAGCTGTAAAAGGTGTAGGAGCTGTACTTGCTGATGCATTTGTTTCCTATTTTGAAAATGAGAATAACAGGGCATTATTTGAAAAGTTATTAAAAGAGCTGGATATTGAAAAAGAAGAAGATAATAATTCTGAAAATGCAGATGCTCTTGAAGGTAAAGTTTTTGTTATAACGGGTTCACTAAGTCATTTTAATAACAGAAATGAATTAAAAGACCTGATAGAATCAATGGGTGGAAAGGTCACAGGGTCTGTTACAGGTAATACAAGTTATCTCATTAATAATGATGTAACATCTACATCATCAAAGAATAAAAATGCATCAAAGCTTGGAATACCGATTATAAGTGAAGAAGAATTCCTCGATATTGCAGGCAGAAAAGATTTGATGTAATATACAGGTGTTATTAAATTTAGAAAAATTATGTTTACAGATTATATAAATTGATTTGGGAAAGGCGGAGGTTATGCCAATCAGGATACAGAGTGATTTGCCGGCAAAGGCGGAACTTGAGGATGAAAATATATTTGTCATGGATGAGAACAGGGCTCTTTCACAGGATTTCAGAGAGCTTAGAATAGTGATTCTTAATCTCATGCCTATAAAACAGGATACAGAGCTTCAGCTCTTAAGAGGACTTTCTAATACACCTCTTCAGATAGATGTGACATTTCTACAGATGGAGAGCCATGTTTCTAAGAATACGTCAGTTTCACATTTAAGAAAGTTTTATGTTACATTTCCGGAGATAATGAGAAAGAAATTTGATGGAATGATTATAACAGGTGCACCGGTTGAGAAGATGGATTTTGAGCAGGTAGATTACTGGGATGAGCTTACAAGAATTATGGAGTGGTCAAAGACTCATGTAACATCAACGCTTCATATATGCTGGGGTGCACAGGCAGGATTGTATTATCATTATGGAGTTAAGAAAGTGCTTCTGGATAAGAAACTTTCAGGTGTTTACAGACATCATGTAATGAATAAACGTGAACCGCTTGTACGCGGTTTTGATGATTTTTTCATGGCACCTCATTCGAGATATACAGAAGCCTGCCGTGAAGATATACTTTCTAATCCAAATCTTAAAGTACTTGCGGATTCCAAAGAAGCCGGAATTTATATTGTTATGGAAAAAGAAGGAAAACAGATATTTGTTATGGGACATCCGGAATATGACCGTGTAACACTTGATGGTGAGTATAAGCGTGATATTGAAAAAGGATTAGATATTGAACTCCCGGTTAATTATTATCCTGATGATGACTGTAACCGAAGACCGGTACTTTCATGGAGAAGCCATGCGAATAATCTTTATACGAACTGGCTTAATTATTATGTTTATCAGATAACTCCGTATAATCTTGATTAAAACCGCGATAAATGCGGTGTTTAGTGCGGTTTTCTAAATTGCAAAAGTAAAACACTTACACCACAAAAATCCACGTATTTCTATGTATTTCAATGGCAAAATGGTGTAAAAATGGTGTACGGAAATTTTGATGGTGTACAGATAAAGACAATTAAATAAAAGAGATATTGCGTGATGTAAATATGAGAAGAACTTGATAATGTTCTTCTCTTTTTTTATGCCAAAATATAATCAGAAAGAGAGGTAATGTGAATGTTTTCTGATGAAGTTAGAGAAAAGATTTTGAGTAAAGAAGAATTGCAGAAACTTGACTTAGTGACATTATCTCTTGTTATCCACGCAATTGAAGAGGTTTTAGAGGAGGTAGAAGATGATAAACAATCCTTATCAGACAACACCTATGATGAATAATGGATATGTACCGCAATATGGAACATATCAATACAATCCTATGACAAATATACAGAGATACCAGCAACAGGAGCAAATGTTACCGACACAAATGTCGGTAACATCACAACAGAATGTTATGGGAAAAATTGTTGACAGCATAGAAGCTGTAAAGGCTGTAGATATACCTATGGACGGAAATATCTATTATTTTCCAAAAGCTGACGGAACAGAAATTTACGGCAAACAATGGCAGTCAGACTTTACAACTCGTATTTTGACTTATAAGCCTTGTTTGGATAGTAACTCTAACAATTTATCATCTAATGATAAAAAATCGAAATTTGACCTGTCAGACGAAAGCACAGAGCTGTTTATGAATAAGTTTGATGAACTATCAGAGAAGATAGGGCAGTTGGAAGATAGATTTGATAAATCTTTAGGAGCGCAAAGAAAAACTTCAAGAACTCAAAGTAAGGGCGGTGATGAAGAATGAACCCAATTAACATTTTTCGGATGATGAGAGGTGGTCCTCAACAATTTATACAGCAGATAATGGGGAATAATCAGCTTATGAGTAATCCAATGATGAAGAATACAATGCAAATGGCACAGCAAGGCAATATGCAAGGCATTGAACAAATGGCTAGAAATTTATGTAAGGAAAAAGGGTTAAATGCAGATGATGTATTTAATCAGATAAAAAGCAGATTTAATAATTAGTGGCATATTAGATGTCTTTGCAAACTACCTAGGTGACATCTTTATGAATATATTTTTAGGAGGTAACAATATGTTTTCAAACTCAAATTGTGCCAGCGTACCATTAGTCGCTAACATTGATGGCAACAGCAATAATGGCGGCTGGGCTGATGGCGGCTGGCTTTGGATAATCGTTGTATTCGCATTACTTTTTGGATGGGGCAACGGCGGTTTTGGCGGTTTTGGTGGTAACAATGGCGGTGGCTATGTTGCAACAGCGGCTACACAGGCTGATATTCAGAGAGGCTTCGACAATTCGGCAGTTATCAGTAAGTTAGATGGCATTTCCAACGGACTTTGTGATGGATTCTACGCTATGAATAACAGTATGCTCACAGGCTTTAATGGTATTAACACTAATATCATGCAGACAGGCTACGGCATCCAGCAGGCTATTAACGCTGATACAGTCGCTAATATGCAGAATACAAATGCTTTACAGTCACAGCTTGCCAACTGTTGCTGTGAGACAAGAGAAGCTATTCAGGGTGTAAACTACAATATGGCAACTAACACCTGTGCTTTGCAGAACACAATGAATAATAATACAAGAGATATTATTGACAGCCAGAACGCAGGAACAAGAGCTATTCTTGATTTCCTGACAAATGACAAGATTGCAACCTTACAGGCAGAGAATAACGATTTGAGAAGAGCTGCTTCACAGGATAGACAGAACGCACTTCTGACTTCTGCCATGAGCGCACAGACACAGCAGATTGTCAACTCTGTAAATCCTACAGCTATTCCAGCCTATGTTGTGCCTAATCCTAATGCTTATGCATATGGATGTGGTTGCAATACAGGATGTGGCTGCTAAACAACTGAATAATCAAGTATCTTAATCGAAAGATTATGTCTGCTAAGCAGTATTACTTAAATTTAAAGGGCAGACTTGTACGGTTTGCCCTTATTTTTTAGAAAGAGAGGTAAAGACAATGGAAATTACAGGAATTGCATTACAAACAGTTGCTGCCGGAGAAGATGTTGCATTTACAGAAACAGCAGTTTGCGGTAGTAAGTGTATCGTACACAGACAAGGAAGCGGAATTATCAAGTTAAGAGGTATTACAAATCAGTGTAAAGCACGATTTTTAGTATCATATAGTGGCAACATTCAGATACCTACAGGCGGCACAGTGGAAGCTATTTCACTTGCTATCGCAGTGGACGGAGAACCTTTACAGTCTACAAGAATGATTGTTACACCAGCCGCTGCTGAAAACTTATTTAACGTATCGGCACAGGCATATATTGATGTACCTTGCGGATGTTGCAGTACAGTAGCGGTGCAGAATACATCTACACAGGCTATACAGGTTCAGAACAGTAATCTAATTGCAGTAAGGGAGGCTTAATTATGCACATCGAAAGAATCCACAAAATGATTGAATGCCTTACAGAGAAAGCCTTAGGCGAGCTTGATAAAGGCGTTGAGAATGTCAATACAGAGGAAATGGGCGAAGCTGTCGATATGATTAAGGACTTATGTGAAGCAGAGTACAAGGCTGTTATCGTTAAGTCTATGAAGAAAGCTGATGAAGAGGAAGAAGAATACAATAAGGAGCTGCTTAGAGCCTTAAAAGACGAATACGGCGAAGAGGGTGGCAGAAGATACTATGATGAATACAGATACAAAACTACTGGCAGATACGCCCCCAAAGGAAAGGGCACTTATGTAGGCAGAAGAGGATACGAAGAACCACCTTATTACCATATGTACCCGGAACGTGATATGGATAGGGAATATGGCAGAATGTACTATACAGAGCCTACAAGTACGCATACCGCTGAAAGTGGCTATGACAGGGCAAAGAGAATGTACACAGAAACTAAAGAAATGCACAAAGCTAATACACCAGAGGATAAGGAGCATAAGATGAAAGCACTTGACGGCTATATCAAGGAGCTTGGCGGCGATATTACACAGCTTATCGGCGATATGACAGCGGAGGAACGTAATCTTATGCGAACCAAACTTAGTACACTTGTTTCTAAACTGTAAGTTAAGTCACAAAATAGTGAGGGCATCATTTGCCCTCACTAATATATTTTATTATTGCATTTTCTATTATCTTGCTTATTGGTATTTGAGTTGATTGAGAGTACTTTTTCAGTAAATCATTAGTTTCAGGTTTAAGAGTTGTAGATATTCTAATTCTATTTTTTAATGTATCTGTAGCCATAATAAAAATCCTTTCTTGTTTAATATTATTTAATTTTATATCATTTTTTGCTTGTGGTCAATTCTTTAAAATGATATAATATTATATAAGATTAATTAATGCAAGGAGAAAATAATGGGCGATACAGATTTTATTGGGAAATGCTTTGGCAGATTAACTGTAGTAGGAGTTTACGATAAGAAAAATAATATGAAGAGATGGGCGTGCAAATGTGATTGCGGAAATATAATCCCTGTATACAAAGCTAATCTTCTTAGAAAAAGTGGAAAAATTAAATCTTGTGGGTGTGCTTATTTAGATGAACTTAAAAAAGAAATAGGAAGAAAGAAGGATAAATTAGAAATAATAGGTGCAAAACAATATAACAGAGGCGGCAAAGTCGTTGTCAAGTGCCAATGTGGGAAAATAAAAGAAATGACACTTTCTGAATTTAATAATCCTCTTGTACATTCTTGTGGTTGCAGTAAAAACCCAACAGGAGAAAATAGAAAGAGCTATAAACATGGGATGTCAAAAGAAAAAATCTACACTATATACAGAGATATTTATAATAGATGTTATAACATTAAGGATATTTCTTACTCTACTTACGGAGCAAGAGGGATAAAAATATGCGATGAATGGCTTGGCGAAAACGGGTTGAAAAATTTTGCTGATTGGGCTTACAAAAATGGCTACGATGAAACCGCAAAAAGAGGACAGTGTACAATCGACCGCATAGATGTTAATGGTGATTACGAACCTAGTAATTGCCGTTTTGTATCTATGAAAATTCAAAGTAATAATAAGACTAATAATTCTTATTATGAAATTGATGGTGTTGTAAAAACTCTTACAGAATGGTGTGAAGAATATAATATAAAATGTATGAATTCAGTGAGGTGCAGAATAAAAAGAGGAATGGATATAAAGACAGCTTTAACTAAACCCATGCAGAAAAAAGTTAAAGATATGACGCCAGAAGAATTAGAAGAAAGAAAAATTAAAAGGATAGAAAAAGATAGAAAATGGAGAGAAGAGCATAAGGAACAAGTGAGAAAATCAAGAGAAAAGTGGATAAAAAATAATCCTGATAAAAACAAAGAAAGTAAAAGGAAATATGAGGAAAAAATGAAGAAGCTCAAGCGGATTTGATTTTAAGGGCTATGAGTAGCAATATTCATAGCCTGTTTTATTCAGAAAGGAGCATACAGATGATTTTTAGCATTAATGGTACAATGTGGCAAGTGCAATATAAAAATTCAAATTCAAGTGAATTAAGGCGGTCAGACAATACAATCAGCCTAGGTGTAACTGACAGAAACACGCATACGATATACCTGTCAGACAAATTGCAGGGATTTATGCAACGCAAAGTGATGATACACGAAGTATGTCACGCAATCTGTATGTCCTATAATGTGTATTTGCCGATTGAGCAGGAAGAGATATTGTGCGATTTTGTGGCAACTTATGGGGATGAAGTATTTGATATTGTTGATATGGTGCTTGGAGCCGTTAGGAGAGTAGGATAATGAAGATAGAGGAACTGTTAAAGATAATTCAGAAAACAAACCCCGATATGACTAAGGAACTGCTGATATATGAGCTTAGTCAATCCCGATACGCAAGTAAAGCATTGATTTATACAGAAAGCTGCTGTATTGACAGTAATGCTTAAAAATGCTATTATTTAATAGATGTAAACAATAGATAATTATTATATCGTTTTACCTTAATAGAACCATACTGGAAAGTTGCATTGATACATTTTGTATAGGTGCAACTTATTTTATTTTGGAGGTTTTGTTATGAGAGTTATTAGGTTAAAAATGTATCAAGAAATGGCTAGATTTAACAATCCATCAGCACCAAAAGGTGCAGATTGCTACCCTTTGCCACCATTTAGCACAGTTAATGGGTTTATTCATTCAATGTGTCAATGGAAAATGTATCATAAATTAGATTATTTTGTTACTGGCAAAGGAATTTATAATACTAAGGTGCAAAAAGAATGGCACGGTGGCTATAATTTCAACAAAATTAGCGATGAAATGCTTAATCGTTGGGATGTCATAACAGATAACGCAAACGGAAGTCATACAGGTTGGGTCAATGCAGTTAAATATCATTTGATGTTGGTTGATTTATATACAACTATATACATTAAAACTACTGACAATGATATAGATGATATATACCATGCTCTACTAAATCCGCCGGTATATCCATCATTGGGTGAATATGGTGATTTGTGCAAGATTGAAGCAGTAGATATTATAGAGCTCAAGGAGCTTGATAAATGTGTACCAGCTCCACTTGCTATGCAATCTTATATTCCTGTTAATAAAGTCAATTTTGCAGGAACTATCTATAGAATTAATAACAAATACGAAATCATTAAGGGCCTTAGGCGATTCCAGAAAGTTTCTTGTTATTTAGTGGATAAAGGACAAGAAGTTGTGAGCAATCTTTTTGATGATGATAAGCCAATTATTTTTATAAACTAATTTAAACCCCACGGAATATAATGCAACTTTTTTACTACCTCCGTGGGTCTTTCTTTTATATTCGCAATTTCGATTTTGACAATTTCCAAAATTTGCTTTGGATTTCGTTCAAATTCCACTTAAAAAAATTGAAAAATTTCCCCACAAAAATATAATGCAAAAATTTTGATACCCCCCCGTCATATGCAATTTTAAAATCCAAAAATCGGTTGAAAACTTTTATCAGATTTTGACCTCGATTTCGTTCAGATTCACCTTGAAAAACAGTTCTATAATTTTTACAGTTTAAAGTGATAAAATCCAATACCTAAGCCGTACATTTTACAGGGTGTATTGCTTTTTGATTCGCTTAGTCCTATTTTCGCCCTTTTCATAAGGTTTAATATAAACGACCTTGCCGCTTTGATAATGCCGGAAATGTCCGCGGACTTCCCAGCAGCTAACAAGTCGCCGCGGTTTTTTGCTTTTTATTGCGTTAGCTGTCTTATTATTTGACACTTTAAATTTTATATTATTAATTTTAATTTCTTTTACGACATTATCAACATTTTTTATATTTTCATCTTGCGAACTTTTAGCCTTTCTTGACCTTCCTCCTTTTCTTTCAACTTCCTTAATTTCTGGGTGTTCCAAGAGCCAATTAATCCAAGTCGTAGCACGAAAAAAGAAATTTAAACATTGTCCTGCTTGCGGAACAACATTGTCTTTATAAGCTGTAAGCTCTTCAAGCTTACGCTTTTGGCGATTAAAAATCACTAAGGTTGCATCGCTATAATCTGTTATAACCAGCTTTAAATTCCTGTTGCAAGTAACAGGAATTTCGCAAGTGATTGAACATTTCCACAACCATTTTTTATAAAAGTTGTCAAAAATTTCAGCTTTTAAAATCAGCGTATTTTCACTTACTTCAGCGTCAAAAATATAACGCTCCTGAAAGTCGTTGTAATCGGCGATAAACACGCCATTTTTTAGAATTGGGATGTATGTTAATACATCAGAATCTTTTATATCAGGAAACCAATTGACGGAATCGCCAAATTTGGCGGCGATACTATCAAGATTTTCACTCTTAGCGGCTAATTCGTTGCCTTTTTGCTCTCGCAATAATTGTATTTGCTTTTCTGTTCGCATTTAAAAAACCTCGTTCTCTTTTTCATACAATTTAAGAAGCTCGACAGCTGGCATCTTTACAAGTTGTTCACCCGGTTCCAATTCAAACGCGGTGTCATCATCGTCCATAATAAAATTATAGTCTGTGTAAATTGTGACGCCGTAACTTTTTTTAGCAATGACTTCAACTATTAAGTTGCTGCCAAATTCCGCAATATCCTGTTTTAATTCTTTTATTAAATCTGTGCATTCAAACGACACAGATAAACCCTTACTGTTTATAAATGCCATGTTTTTCTCCTTTTCAATGTTTTTTTGATTTTATTATACAACAAAAAAGGCTACATTTGTAGCCTTTTTATATTTATTTTTCCGCAAGCTGGGTTCTTTGCTTACTTAAATATTTATCTATTGCGTCACTCGCAAAGTCTTGCAAGTCACATGTTTCCATGTTACCGGCATGGTCGAGCTTGACAAAATCCGCATATTGCGGATAGTCTGCCTTGAATTTGTTCAAGGCGTTTTCATCCTCGCCGAATTCTCTTACAAAGCCGGCGAATTCACAGCAGAAATCTGAATACTCTTCATATATCTGCTCACACTCTTCGATACCAAGAAATGTTCCGTCGTCATAGTCGATGACGTCATATTCAATATAATTCGACGCATTGGCATTAAAGCCCATGTCGAATATTTCTTCAATTTCTTTTTTCATGATTTTTGCCTCCATTGTTTAATATCCTAGCCACGCGTACAACTGCGACCTGCTCCAGCCTGTTACATCTTCCACAATTTCAAATTTTTCGTGAAACGCAAACATGCAATCTGCAAAAATACGTCCGCCCTTGATGTAATATGGCACGCTGTGAGCGTCTAAAATCTTCTTAATTCTGCTAATTTTCACAAACTCAACCATCCTTTCATTTTATATTTTTGCCCTGTCTCATCGGTGCAGGTAGAGCAGTTCCTGCAGACCGCCCGAAAGCGGTTTCGGCTAAAAATCAATCCTTGTATAAATATTTAAAATATGTCTGTATTTGTTTTCTTTATCACATCCAAGTTTTAAATCTTCAATATGAAATATTGCATGGTCTCCGTATTTCTCGCGTAAATCTTGGAATTGGTTATAAACTGTTTCAAACTCTTCCAGATTGTCAACGTGGATGATATAACGCTTATGCTCCGGATTTCGGATTATATAATTGTCCTCTGCCTGTGGAACTGATGAAAACAGTGCCTCAACTTCGACTTTACTTTTTCGGTCATCCTGTGTTTTTCTATCAATCATGTAAACAACCGCCCATTTCATAAACTTTGTATAATCTTTCATGTTCAATTACTTCCTTTCTTATCTGTTTACTATTTCGTAAATCTGTGCCAATTTGCAATATTCTTCGCATTCTGCCTGCTTCGGGCACTTACTGCAATCATTCTCATATTTGCCGCAAACCTTTTCGAGTTCCTTTTCTAATTCTTTAATTCTTTCCATAATCTTTTACCTGTGCTATAATATAGCTACCTTTCTTTTTTTGATTGGTGGCGGTTCGTTTCCTTGGTCGGGGCGACCGCCTTTTTTGTATGTCCTCTTGACAGTTATTATAATAAACCCAAAACAGTTTAAAGTCAATAGGTAAAATAAACTTTTTTAAGATTATTTTTTGTTGACAAAACGAGTAGAAAAAGCTACTATATATTGTATAAAACAATGAGGAGGTATAAAAATGCTTGTATATAAAATTAACGTGCTGGAATCTTTAAAAGAAAGCGGCTATAATTCTACACGTATTTTAAAAGAAAACTTAATTAGCCAATCAGCAGTGCAGAAAATACGCAAAAATGAAATGGTAGGGATTAAGACAATTGAAAAGCTGTGTGAACTTTTAGATATGCAACCGGGGAACATCATTAAATATGTAGAGAAAAAATAAACCAAAAAAGATTTTAAAAAGCATTGACAATAAACGATAAATGGTTTATTATTATGTCATAAGCAAAGAAAGGACAGCCGAAAGGGCTGAAAGGTGGATAAATGAAAACAGCAGAGCTATTAAACAAAGTTGTCAAACTTGGATTTGACAGAGAAAAGGCACTTGCAGACATAGATGCAAGTCTTGATGAAGCGATTGGAGCAGAGAATAGAAAGCCGCTTGCAGAGGAAGTTATAAGCGATGAATTAGCAGATGATATTCTGTTCGGCTTTGAATGTGAAAAAGAAAGTAATTAAGAAAGGGTGAACGGTGGACGATATGGCAGTGACAAAAACATGGAAAATATACGGAATGGACGGGCATAGACAGCGTGAGAGTTTCAATAAGTCACGCAAATATGACTTTTCCGAAAACGGAAAAGTAAGAATGTTGGAGATTAAAAATTCCGACAAGACAGGAACAAATGAATATAGCGTCTTTTCTGCCACCTGTGACACAGAAGAGGAATGTATTGCAGAACTCGAGGGGCAGATTTCAGATGGAATTTTTGAAAATTCCAGAGTTGGGAAAGTTATAGAGATTTAAGAAAGGTTAAAAGGTGAAATCATGAAAGAGTTTAAAATGTATAATGGGAATACGATAGAAATCGGCGAAGAAATTAGATTTGCTGATTTATGGCAGAGTGAAACAGGAGACGAAGAAGAGCTTCTTGATTCTGGCTGTTGTTGGGTTGGTGATGATGAGGATAATCTGCCAATAATCGCAGATTTTGAAATTTTGCGAAAAGACGAAGAGGATTTGCTGAATTCTCTTGTAAAAATAACAGATATAAGATAATATGATTTAGGCGGTGTATATTGTTATACATCGCTTTTTAATACCTATTGATTAATTATATTTATTATGTTATTATTATTGCTAATAATTAAATATATAAGATTCACACCCGATAATATTAATATTGTTATCGGGTTATTTTTATGTTATTAGTATATATTATAATAAGCCGGATAAGCTCCGGCGGAAAGGGGAACGAATGGAGAAAGTGCAGGAAACAGCAGACACACCCGAAGTATTTCAAAATGACATAGAACTGTATCTATCGCAGTTTTGCGAAGAACACAATATCGAAGATATGACCAAAGAACCACAGAGCAGATGGAACGCTGCCCTGATGTATATAAATAAATATGTTTTTAGTGATAAAAGTATATTAAAATTAAATAAGAATATTAATAAAAATAATACTAATTGTATTATGGATAATAATTTTAATATGTATGATTATGATAAAGTAGAGTATATATTATATATATATTATTATTTGTGTGCTATGTATGATAAAGAATGTAGCATTATAGGATTTAGCTTATTAACTGGAATTAATAGAGATACTATATTAGATTGGGGGAATAGCGAGCGAAAACTAAGTACAAAAAGTTTCGACATCGCACAAAAACTGCGACTTTTCCGTGAGGAGAGTTTATCAAACAAGCTCGCAACAGGCAATAAAAACCCTGTTGGAATCCTTGCAATACTTAACCGACATTTTGCATGGAATTTGCCGGGTGTCAGTAGAGAAAGTTCTGCCAAAGTCATTAAGACCGCGTCAGACCTGCCACAGCTCAACACATTTGACGACGCTCAAGACCATGCGATTCGTCAAATTGCACAACAGGAAAACATTGTGTAAGATGTATAAGAACTTCCACAGAGCCAGCAAACAAGCGGATTGTAGCGTTTTTGATATGTGATAACATCACTTCGCGAAAGTCGGGTTTGACGAAGTGATTAAACCGAACATATGAACATCAAACAACCGCAAGCTTAGTAAACAAGCAGATTGTGGCGGATTTATTAGTTTTACGCATGCAAGCAATATTGGCAATTGCACGATTCTTATTGTATGCCATGAATGGCTCTAGGGGTGGGGGTTAAAACGTGCGTTCGATTTCGCCCCACTAAGTCCCTCAAATTACGACAAAAATAAAAAGCCCTCCGCATATGTTTTAAATATAATATATATAATTTTATCAACAACCCATATATTATATATAATTATTAATTACAGGCTTATATAAATTAATTAATAAACCCACTATACAAATCTGATAAATAGGTGTATAATAGACACAGTTAATTTAATTCTAATGATTTTACAAACACACATCAGATACCGATTACTCAATCGGGCTATTTCCAAAAATTTTTAAAATATAAAAAGGGGTTAGAAATGCAGGGCAATGAATATCAGGCTTTAGCCATGCGTACTAACGATAAAATGGCTTATCATAGATTAAGTACTGAATTAACTGGTAAGCTTCCAATTAGTCCTCTAACAGAAAACAATGCTAAGTGCAGCAACATAAATGACATAGCAGGACTTCTTAACGGTGTCTTAGGGCTAACTGGTGAAGCTGGCGAAGTATCAGACCTTGTTAAAAAGGGCATATTCCACGAAAAAGGTATAGAACTAGAACACCTCAAGAAAGAGTGCGGCGATGTAATGTGGTACATTGCTATGATTTGTGAAGCCTGCGGCTTTAATCTTGATGATGTAATGCAGACAAACATAGATAAGCTTATAGCACGTTATCCGAATGGCTTTGATTCTTACAGAGCTAATCATAGACAGGCAGGTGATATTTAATGGGAAATGCTGAAAATAATGGATTTTGCGTTAATTGCATAAATAAATCATTACTATTTAGCGTAGAACCATGTAAGAGTTGTGTTAATAATAGTGGTGAGAAAGATAATTTTACTCCGCTTAAAGATGTTGCTCCTAGCGTCAATGAAAAGCCGGTAAATGACAATGTTAATCATCCGAGCCATTACGCAACAGGTAAATATGAGTGCATAGATGTTATGCTTGAGATATTTGGCGTTGAAGCCGTTAAAACATTCTGTTTACTCAATGCTTTTAAGTACAATTACCGAAGCGGCAGAAAAAACGGCTTAGAGGACATTCAAAAAGCTAAGTGGTACATTGACAAGTACATAGAATTATCAAAATAATATTTAATGCCGTGTCTGACCAATGCGTATAAATGGCTACAAAGAATAGTACACTGCGGCAGTGATGAATATATGTCAGAGAATAAATCACAATTTTGCCCTTTCGCCAAGCGGTAAGGCACAGGATTTTGATTCCTGTATTCGTTGGTTCGAGTCCAACAAGGGCAGTTCAGCTTACTTTTTATTGACAGTCTATCTTTGCAACCAAGATGGACCTCCTTTCAATATTTACCTCTTTGGATTTGTTCAGTTAAGGGTAGTGCAAGACTATCCGAGAGGTTTTGCCTCGCACAGAGGTGTGAAATTCAACTTATCAAGGATTTTTCTTAATACCCCCGACTATTTATTACAAAATTCTTGGTAGCCGTTACAGGCGGCATATGCCGTGTGTCCGGTTGGTCGAGGAAGCAGTCTTGAAAACTGTCTGGGCGTAAAAGCCTCCGGGGTTCGATTCCCTGACACGGCGTTCTCGCATGTAAACTGAAAAGAGGAATAAGTTGTTGGTTATCTGTATTTCTCTAAAACCACCTACATGTGAGTTGATGTGTGGCGGAATGGGTAAACGCTAATTGATGGTTAAGAGAACGGTGTGCGACAAGGATTGCTAGAACAAGTCTGGTAAATAGCTGTAAGCAATTACACCAATAAATCCGTTAGAAAATAAAAATCCATTTATCCCTATTCGTAGGTGCAGACTAACTGACGGAATCTCATGTGTGGTTCAAATCCACACCACATCAAGCGGTCGGGTAGCTCCCGAATAAGCAGGCGTTGCAGTATTCCCTGCTGAATAATTAAAATGCTTGTGTTGGTTGATTTGCGAACAGGATGGCAGATAGTGTAATGAAGTGCCATAAATACTTTCCAGCACAAGAAACTGTACAACGGATAGTAGTTTAGTTGGGAGTAACGCTTGATTTATTCAAGTAGTCACAGGTTCAAGTCCTGTCTATCCGATTACAACAAACTAGCTTGACGAAGCGAAAAGCACTTCCGCTGTGCCTGTTTGTTGTTTTTATCAATTAAGCGGAGTATGTATCACAGGCATACATAAATAATATCAAGCGGAGGTATTCAATTATGGCAACAATTAGAGTGCATAAAACAAAAAATTACACAGTTATGAGTAATACTCATTTAAGGGATAAGAATTTAAGTCTGAAAGCAAAAGGGCTATTGTCTGTAATGCTTTCATTGCCCGATAATTGGGATTATTCAATAGCTGGGTTAGTTACAATAAGCAAAGAGAATGAAACAGCCGTTAAATCGGCTTTAAATGAGTTAAAGGATAATAATTATGTTGCGGTTACTAAAGAAAACCCAACAAAAAGCAATGGCGGAAGAATAAAGTACACCTATGAGGTTTACGAAGAACCATATAAACAGAAAATAGAAAAACAAGATACAGAAAATCTAGGGGTTGAATGTCAACAGGTAGAAAACCACAGACAATTAAATACTGATGAATTAAGTACTGATGAATTAAATACTAATAAACAAAATACTGAAAGATTAAATACTAATAAGGACAATACATCAATTAACATTGATGGAGAGGTACATACATCGTTTTCAGAGAAACCGACGGCAAGAGCTGTCACAAGAGATGAAATGTTGCTTAAAGAAAAAGATATGGTTGATAGGTTCAATAACATCTGTGACAACAACATAGATAATTCAGCTATATGTGATTGCGTTAAGGATGGATTTAAGATGTATATGCAGTTATATGAAATCTATTTCCACAAAGTACACCCAATACTTACAGATAAGACATTAAAGAGCGTATGTTCAGTCCTATCAACTATCACAGATACAGAACACGGACATTTCGACGCTGACGCTATATACGAAACAGACGATAAGGGTATTACAGTTTTACAGAGAATGATTAACGACCATTTCATCAGAAAACATAGAGAAAGCACCAACTACTCAATAACACATTTTGCCAATGCTGAATATCTTGGCAAGCTGGCAAATAGATTTATAGAGATGTAAAGGAACAATGTTTATGAAAATAATATTAGGCATAGTGTTACTGATATGTGTTTATTACAACATCAAATACATTGAAAGAGAAGATATATCTATTGCAACAGCTGTTAAAGAGGGAATGTCAATAATAATATATTTACTGACAAGTATATTGGCAATTATGATACAGAAAATGATGTAAAACAGACAAGGAGTGATTATTATGGCTATGGGAGTACACCCACTAAACAAAGATAAATTCTATAAAGCAATTAATTTGTACATATCAGGGCAGGTTTCACAAGTAAAGGCGGCAAAAGTAGCAGGTTGTAGCGTACCGACATTTAAGAAATATGCTAATAAGATATATGGCGGAGAGGAATTACCAGATAATTTATGGGGGAAGAATGAGTAATATACATAAATTCAAAGCAGAACCAATAGAAGGACACCCGGAATGTGCTAAAGTTACGATTGATGGCGAACAGTGCCTGTGTAGTTCATATAAAATAGAACATTATGCTGGGAGGCTTCCAAGGGTCAATATAGAACTTACTGCCGACGTGCAATATGAGCATGATGCAGAAATCAACATTGTAAACTTGCATGAAATAGCTTCACTGATAGACAAGAAAACATTCAAGGAATTTTGCAGAGTTTGGGAGGAAATTCACAATGAAGCATAGCAAAGAATGGCACACTTGCGACAGGTGCGGTGCGGAAATAGAAAAGCCTAAAATATGGTATGACCGAATATTCCCTTATCTAAGAACTGTAAATTTAAAAAAGACTATGTCTTTCAAGGAAATATTTACGGAAATTAAACAAGGGAGAATAGAGCCGGTCATAAGTACAAATGGCATAGAAAACATCGTATTAGAAGAATACTATTGTACAAAGACAAAGCAAATTGATTTATGCCCTAAGTGCAGGAAAGATTTTGAGAGGTTTATGAGGAATGAATGATTGTTCAAAATGCAAATTCAGCGAAGAAGATTATATTTTCGATGAAGAAATAGGAGAAGAATACCCCATTTATGCTTGTAGCAAGGGCAATGACACAGACTTAGACTGTGAGTGCAAGGATTTTGAGAAATACAAGCCACAAAAATATAAAGAGAAAGATACAAAGTGCGATAAATGTGAGCATCTTGAGATTTGTCTTGACAAGGGCAATGTTATTGATTGTAGGACAGTTTGCGATGCAAGAAGTCATTATATAGCTGGCAGAATGGGGTGTGTTAAAAATGAATGATTGCAACTTAACCACCCGCCGATACAACAAAGACAATAAATGCACAAATAATGAAAAGAGAGCAGAATGTGTTGAGGTATCGGAAAGGGTATTATGCGTTGATAAGAAAATATTCAGAAAAATTGATAATGTAAAGCATATCGGCGATGATGATGGCAAACCGATAGAAACATCTGAATTTCACGATATGACTATTGGCATTGATATTTCAGTTGATGCAGTCAATGAGTATGCAAAATCAATTCTAGGCAGATACCCGAAAAATAATTATGAATTTTCAAGAGCATTAGCAATGAAAATCCTAGAGGAAACAAAATCATTAGCGAATAGTGAAGAAAAGGAGTGAGATTATGAAAAAATTATTTGTAAGTATGCCGATGAAAGGCAGAACAGAGGAAGAAATCAAAGCAAGTATTCAGAAGATGAAAAAGATTGCGGAGATATACGAGGGTGAGGAATTAGAGCTTATTGACAGCTACATTAAGGACAACTTACCGAAAGACAACAATCAAGCCATTTGGTTTTTAGGAGAAAGCCTTAAAAAACTGGCACAGGCTGATGTATTCATTGGAATAAACGAGGCATGGGATTGGTGCGGATGCTACATTGAAATTGAAACGGCAAAAAGATATGGCATTAAAATATATATGATTCCGGCAGAGTATGTAATTGATGGCTATAATGCACTTTTAAATAGATTGCATCCGGCTGTTCATGACGTATTGCTCTAATAAAATTTTACCGGCTACAGATTGATTGTAGTCGCTACCCTAAAACAGTTATAGGCAGAGGTCTATAAGCACCTTTGCTGAAAAGTGGAGGTGCTTTTCTTATGGCTAGTCAGAGCCTTATTTCTACAGTTAATGGATATGAAAATTACATAAAGAGAAATGGAATTGATGAACAGGTAATTAATGCCTATGTAGACGCTTGCAATGTAGCCGTAAATGGCGAAAAAGATATTGAGTATGGGCTACAGCTTACCAAAAGGACAAAAGAGCTTATAGAGCGTTTCTGCAAGGACAAGACAGGTGGAACGATATGGGATTTAGAGAAGTATGCGTTTGCAAATAAAACGGAATATGAGCTGATTAATTGGTTTTATGATATTTTACTGATTGAAGCACAAAACAAGGTTGTTGACAGTTTTTTTAGATACATAGAAAAGAAACGTGAACCTAAAGAAAGATTCTATATGCCAAGAAGAAAACAGTTTATCAAAATAGGCTTAATAGAAGCATTACAAGGCATGATTGATGATAAATATGATATTTTATGTATTTCTCTCCCACCCGGAACAGGAAAAACCACAATCGAAAAGTTTTTCCATTCTGCGGTTATAGGTTGGTACTCAAACGGATATAACCTCTTTTATTCACACAGCGGAGATATTACACGAATGTATTATGATGGAGTATACGATATTGTCACAAACGCTGACGAGTATACATGGGGAGAAGTGTTCCCTGGACTTGAAGTAACAAGTACAAATGCAAAACTTGAACAGTTTAACGTAGGAAAATATAAGCCGTTTCAATCTGTACAATGTACATCCGTCGGCAGTAAAAATGCCGGTAAAGTCAGAGCTAATAAATTTCTGCTAGTTGATGATATGATAGGCGGCATTGAAGAAGCACTAAACCCAACCTATCTTGATAAATTGTGGGATAAATATGCAGTAGATGCACGACAAAGAAAGATACCGGACGAGGATGGAAACCCATGTAAAGAAATACATATTGCTACAAGGTGGAGCGTTAGAGACGTAATAGGACGTATTATACAAGCTTATGAGGGAAACAAACGAGTTAAAGTAATATCCGTGCCTGATGTAGACCCAGTAACAGGAGAAAGTAATTTTGACTTTGAATTTGGTGGCTATACAGTAAAGGATTTTGAAGATATTCAGCTACTTATGGATGAAATCTCATATCGCTGCCTGTATAAACAAGACCCAATAGAGCGTGAGGGATTACTATTTCCAGATGATAAAATCCGAAGATATCTCAATTTACCACACGGAGAGCCGGAGATTATTACTGCTCAATGTGATACAAAGGGTAAAGGCACGGATTATTTTGTACTGCCTGTATTGCAAAAATACGGAGAAGATTATTACTGCGTTGATTGCGTATGTGACAACACAGCAGATTATGAAGAACAATACAGAAATGCCGCAGGTGTACTTGTAAATAACAAAGTGCAAGAGTGCGAATTTGAGCGTAATGCCGGTGGAGATAGGGTTGCAATGGAAGTTAATAAGCGTGTTGAGAGCGTAGGCTGGATATGTAATATTACAGATACACCTACAGAAACAAACAAAGAGGCAAGGATTTTTCAATGTTCTAACTGGATTTTGCAACACATTATTTTTAAAGACTCATCACTTTACAAACCTAATGAACCATATGGAATAATGATGTCGCTTTTAAAACAGTATTCAGTATCTGGAAAGAAACAGCTTGATGATGTACCAGATGTATTTTCAAATTTTGCATTGAGGATGACAAAAGGAAATCGGGTTAAAAAAACAGTCATTATGTCAAGCCCAATATAGGAGGTTAATCTATTATGACAACTAAGGATTATCTGAATCAGATAAGTTATTACAACAAGATAATTGATAATAAATTGATAGAAATAACACAGTATAAAGAATTATCATACAGCATATCAGCGGTTGTTAATGAAGAAAGAGTTATGTCATCATCAGATCCAGACAAAACAGGCTGCGGATATGTCAAACTTGAACAAATGGAAGAAAACCTTGATAAGCTTATAGATAAATACATTGATGTAAAGAACGAAATAATAGAGCAGATAGAGCAGATAAACAACGAAGATTATTACACAGTATTGTTTCTAAGATATGTCAGAAAGTTTACATTTGAAAAAATTGCAAATGAAACAGACTGGTGCTGGCGGCAAGTACACAGAATACATGCTAAAGCCCTGCAAGCCTTTGAAGATAAATATGGAAATGAATATTTATAAAAGATGTCATAGAATGTCATATTGTACTAATGATATACTGTATCTGTAAGAAGTTACAAAGATGTTTTTCATAAACAAAACATTCCTTATCGAAAGCACCGTTGCTTAATTGTGATGGTGCTTTTTGTTATGCAACGAGGTAAAAATATGAATTTTTATATGAATAAAGATAAATCAATCATGTGTCCGAACTGCCATAAGTTTTTAACTAAGGCAGATAAGAAAGACCCATGCACACACAAACTAGCTTGCAAACATTGCGGCAAATGGATTTGGTATGTACCAAATGATGACGATAATTTTCAGATTAAAGAAATTCCACAGAGCAGAAGTTCAAGTGGTATGACATTTTATTAGAGGTGCAAGAAATGCAGACAGGAAGAATTGTATTAACAACGGATGTTCCGGAAATAACATATGAAAATGTGTTAGATGTATTAAGAGATGTTTTTTCAACACACATACAAAACGCCAACAGAATACAGTATCTTCTTGATTACGATGCAGGAATACAGCCAATAATTAGGAAGAATCCTAAGACTTACAGACCGGACATTGATTGTGAGTGTGTAGACAATGTCGCTCATCAAGCATCAGAATTTTGGACTTCATTCGCTTGGGGAAATCCTATTTCGTTTGTGCAGAATGGCGATGGAAAAGAGAAATTCGTTGCAGACGGAATATCGGAACTTAACAAACAGTACGAACTTGCAAAGATTAAAGCAAAGACGCAAGACTTGGGAAGATATGTAACAATCGGGGCGACATGTAATGTTCTTGTAGATGTAAATATGGAATGGAAAAAGAATAAACCATATTTCACATTAGACATATTAGACCCAAGAACATCATTTATAGTGAAGTCAAGCTATTATTCCGATAAGCGAACAATGATGGGCGTTACTTACAGACACGATAGAATAACCGGGAACAACTACTACACTTGCTTTACAAAAGATTTCCGCTTTGAAGTGGTTAATCTCAATGAGATTGCGAACGGAGATTATACGAAAAAAGAAGCGTGGAGACATCAGCAAAGAAGCGGGGAAGTAAATCCGCTTGGAATTGTGCCTATAGTTGAATATTTTAGGGCATATGACAGAATGGGAGTTTGGGAACATCAGAAATCAGAATTAGACAATCTTAACTTGCTTATTTCCGATTTTACTAACGATGTTGAACAGAATACACAGGCAGTTTGGCATACAAACGATGTTGATTTCCCTGTAGAGAGAAAAGTTACAGACAATGAGGATGGCACACAGACTATTGAAGAAACTGTAAGAAAACCAAAATCTGGCGAGTGGATGCAGACTTATACATCTGCGGACGGAAAGACACCAATTGTTGAATCGCTTGCGATTAATTACGATTACACAGGGATGCTCAATAACATTCAATATCGTAGAAATAAGATACTTGAAAAATGCAATGTTCCACTTACAAATGACAATGCGTCTAACATAACAGGTGTTGCAGCTAGTAATGCAAGTGGATGGGACCACGCAGAAGCAGCGGCAACAAAATTACAGATGATAACCGAAAGCTGCAAAATGGATGAACTAGAAGTAGTTCTTGCGGCTATTGATAAAAGTCCGTATGTCCCACAAGATAGCCCATTAAGACTTATAAGCCTTGAGGATATTGAAATTAACATTAAGAGACAAAAGCTATATGAATTATCAACAAAAGTCAACAGTATAGCAACACTTATTAATGCAGGCATTAATGGAGGAAAAGTACTTAATGCAATTCCTGTATTTGACGACCCTAACGAAGTTTGGGAAGCTAGCAAAGAAACGGTTGAAAAAATACAAAAGAGCAATATTAAAGATAATACAACTAACAATGACCGCACGATGCAAGACTTGAGCGACCAAGTCGGCAACAGCCCACTGATTGATAAGAGCAGAACAAATAAATAATCAAGGTATATAGCCACTGGGAATTATCCTAGTGGCTTTTTATATGCACAGAGAAGTGGATAAAACACAATGAGACAGAGAAGTCAATAAAACACAGAAAAGTGAGGTAACGAAAATGGCAGATGAAGCTAAATCAACAGCAACCGAAAACCCAACAGATACAAAGACAACCGAAGTAAAGCTAAATACACCAACAGTTGAAGAACTGATGGCACAGCTTGCTACAGAAAAAGCAGACAGAGCCAAGGAAAAGCAGGCACTTGATAAGGCTTTAAGGGAAAAAGGAGAGCTTACCAAGGCTTTAAGAGCAAAGCAGACAACCGAGGAGCAGGAAGCGGAAGCTAAGGCAGAAGCGGAACGCTTACAGAATGAGAAGTATGAGGAAGCTGTAAAAGAACTTAATCATATTAAAGCGGTTAATGCTTACAAGAGCGTATCTGAAAAGTCTGTAGAAAAACTGATTGATGCAGTTTCGGACGCAGACCATAACACTATTGCAGCAATTATAGAAGCTGAAAAGAAAGCAGCAGTCGCAGAAGCACAGACCGAATGGATGAAATCAAGACCTAGAGTTAATGCAGGGGGAGAATATTCCGGCATGACAAAGGAACAGATTATGGCTATTCCGGACAGAAATGAGCGTAGAAAAGCTATTGCTATGAATATGGATTTATTTAATTAGGAGGTAAATATGGCGGCAGAAGAAAATTTAATTAAGAAAGCTGACCTTGTAAGAGCAAGAGAGGTTGAGTTTGTAAACATTTTTAGTGAGAACATCAAGAAGTTAATTGAGGCACTTGGAGTAACAAGAAAGATTCCAAAGCAGGCGGGCTACACATTAAAGTCCTACAAGGCTACAGGAACACTTGAAAACGGAGAAGTCGCAGAGGGCGAAACAATCCCACTCTCTAAGTATCAGACAGTTGCAGTAAACTACAAGGAAATTACTTTGAAGAAATGGAGAAAAGCCACATCGGCAGAGGCGATTATCAGTGGAGGCTATGACCAGGCGGTACAGATGACAACTGACAGAATGTTACTTGATGTTCAGAAAGGCATTAGAGGCGACTTTTTCACATTCCTTGCAACAGGCACAGGAACAGCAACAGGCGTAGGTTTTCAGGCAGCACTTGCACAGGCTTGGGGACAGTTACAGGTCAAGTTTGAAGACGATTCAATCGAAGCTGTGTATTTTATGAATCCACTTGATGTAGCTGATTATCTTGCTAAAGCACAGATTACATTACAGACAGCATTCGGCATGACTTATGTAGAAAACTTCCTCGGTCTTGGAACTGTTATTTTTGACAGCAAAGTACCAAAGGAAACCATCTACGCAACAGCAAAAGACAATATCGTACTGTATTACATTCCTGTTAATGGTGCAGACCTCGGAGAAGCGTTTGATTTCACATCAGACCAGACAGGCCTTATTGGTATTCACGAAACACCGGACTACAGCAATATGACAGCTTCTGACACAGTAGTTTCCGGCATTGTACTTTTTGCTGAAAGACTTGACGGAATTATCAAGTCTACAATCACAGAGGCAGAAGCGGCGTAAGGAGAATTGTTATGAGTTATAAGGTAATTTACAGGTTTATGGATTTACAAGACTTTAATCACATATACGAAGTTGGAGATGAATACCCTAGAAATGGTTCAGAAACAACTCCGTCAAGAATCAGAGAACTTGCAACCACAGAAAATAAAATCGGCAAACCGCTAATAAAAGGTATGCAGAATAATAATAGTTCTGTAAAACCTGTAGATTTGCCGAATGAACATAGCAAGGATTTGAACAAGACAGCTATAAATCGTATGTCTACATCTGATTTACAGGCTTTTGCCACAGAACAAGGTATAGACAACGCAGAAGAACTTACAGGAGCAGAATTAAAGAAGCTGTTAATTGAGAAATTAGGATTATAGGAGATAGTTATGGAATACACCACATTGGAGCAAGTCAAAATCAGACTTAAACAATTTCATATTGATACAGTCACAAATGATTATGAAACAACATCTGATGTGGTAGTGTTCGATAGCAAAGAAGATAATCCGATAATCGAACAGCTCATTAAGCAAGCTACAGAAGATGTAAAAGCAAGAAGAAACTACCCCGACAGCTACACAGATGAAATGATAACTGAAGACTTGAAGAAATTTGAGAGTGTTATCGTTAATCTTGCAGTCTATGACCATTCACAGGCAGGTGAAGCATTTATGTCAAGTTACAATGAGAATGGCATAAACAGAACTTGGAGAGACAGAGATAGCTTATTTGTTGGGGTATTTCCATTTGCTAAAGTGTTATAGAAGACTGTGCGTTAGCATTTTGCTGATGTCGGCAATATGTTAGCAGGCGGCACACATTAAGGGTGGTGGGCGGTGTGCCTATTAATAATTACAGGAGATATAAAATGAAAGAATTTTTATTACAGACATATACAATAATATTACCTATTGTATTAGGTTATATTGTCTGGCTCCTTAAACAGCAAAAAAAGGACAAAGACGCCAATAGCAAAGGTACAATGCTACTTTTGCGTGTACAGCTTATCGAATACCACGATAAGTATATGAAACTCGGTGAAATACCATCCTATGCTTATGATAATTTTGTTGAAATGTATAACGCATATCACGCATTGGGCGGTAATGGTATGGTAACCAAAATGTATAACGAAATACAGGAAATTCACTTAAAGAATGGAGGTAAAGACTAATGGATATAACATCGGTAACAACAGTTGTAGCAATCGTTGTAATAACATATCTGATAGGTTTAGGGGCTAAAGCAATTCCGCACATTAAGGATAATTACATTCCTATAATCGTAGGAGTTGCAGGCGGCATCTTAGGCGTTATAGGTATGTATGTAATACCTGACTTTCCGGCAAATGACATTCTTAATGCAATCGCAGTAGGAATTGTGTCCGGATTATCAAGTACAGGTGTTAATCAGATTTATAAGCAGGTAAAGAACAATGCTTGACATTAATAAGCAGGCTATGAAGTATTCACTTCAAGGACAAACAGTAATTATCTATGAAAGAGATGATAATGGCAATATTCTTTATGAGGGGTATACCGACACAGAGGGCAACTTTATTCCCTATCTTGATGATGAGGGAAATAAGATACCCAAAGTCCTTGAAGAGAAAACAGGCTTTTCAGAGCCGGTTGATTTTGAAGCTAACATATCATTCAGCGGTGGAGAAGCACAAAGCAAGGAATATGGCTTTGATACCGCTGATTTTGACGCTATTTTACTGACAGATAGGAATATATTGCCTGTTCAAAAAGGCGACCTTATCTGGCTTGATAGCAAGCCTACATACACAGATGATAGCCTTGTTGATGAAACATCAGCAGATTTTACTGTTGTAGGCATTAAGCCGGCATTATATTCAACTAAGTATATGCTTAAAGCAGTTGTAAAGTAGGTGATTTATGCAAAACGCAACAATTAATGTTTTAGGAACAGAATATGCCATTGAACTAAGAACACTTAACGATAAAAATATTGACGGCTTTTGCGACAATACATCAAAGCTAATAGTAATTCGTTCTGATAACTATAATGAAGTAGGTAATTTTGTAGAATTGCAGAAGAAACAATTAAGACACGAAATAATACACGCCTTTCTATCTGAAAGCGGATTACAGTGTAATTGGCAGCATATAGAACAATTTGGACACGATGAAACAACTATTGATTGGTTTGCAATTCAGTTACCTAAAATATTTAAAGTTTTTGTGGACTTAAAATTGCTCTAAGGCGGTGCAATATGGCGAGACATACAATTAATATATCCTTGTCTGAAAAGTCCGTAAATGAAGCTATCAGACAGCTACAACAGTATAAGCAGAGCATACAGTATAAGTGCGAATTGCTTGTTGAACGATTAGCAGAATTAGGCGACAAAGCGGCAATTATGAGCGTTAATGAAAGCCCATTAGGTAGGACAGTAACATTAAGAGTTGACAGAAAGCCTATTCAAGACGGCTACCAAGCTATTTTAATTGCTACCGGTAAAACTGTTGAAGTAGAAGATAGAGAGCCATTTTACACACTTTTAGCAATCGAATTTGGTGCAGGTATTTATTACAACAGCGGCAATGAGAACCCAAAGGCTAATGATTTCGGCTTGGGCGTAGGAACATACCCAGGGCAAATACATGCATTTGAAGATGGTTGGTACTACTTAGGCAATGATAATCAATGGCACTACACGCACGGCGTTAAAGCTACAATGCCTATGTATAATGCCACAATGGAAATTATTAATCAGTATAAGCGTATAGCGAAAGAGGTGTTTAGTTAATGGCAAACGCTAATGATTGGGCGATAGACCTTGAAAACACAGTCACAGCACTTGTCAAGGCTAAAACCCTAACACAATTAAAGAAAGCGTACCCCAAGATAGTTATAACAAATGAGGGAGAAAGCAGCGGTCAAGCGGTGTTCCCAACAGTATACATTCATCTGCTATCACCAGTAGAACAAGGGCAAACACTTGACGGACAGACAATCAACGCATTGTTAGCAACATTCCAAGTAGATGTTACAACTAACACAAACAAAGCTGATTGCCGTAAGGTTATGGCAATAATTACAGATACGTTTAAGACAATGAGATTTCAAGGCAACGCAATGCCAGAGTTCTCAATCAGCAATAAAGTACATAAGAGTACCGCACGATTTAGGCGGTTAATCGGAGCAAATGACAGATTATTGTAACAAAGAGCAGAAATGCTCTTATTTTTTTGCAAATTTTTAGGAGGTAGACAATGGCAGATGCAGTAGCAGGATTAAGTACACTGGGCGTTACTTTCTCTTATGGAGTTGAAACAACAGCAGGCACAAAGCCAACATCATTTAAGTTGCTTACAAGAATTAACTCTATTGACGAGATTACAGTAACACCGGAAGCAATAGACGCTTCGGCACTCGAAGATAAGCAGACAAGAAACATTGCAGGTAGAGATACAGTCACAGATACAGTTGCAGTAACAGTTAATAAGACAGACGCAACAATCGAGGAATGGAAAACTCTTATTACAACATACAACGGATTAACAGGCGGCAAGAGAATGTGGTTCCAGGAAATCACACCAGGTATTACAGATGCGGAGTTCTTTGTGGCACAGCCACCATCAAAGTTACCAATTACAAGTAAGGAGCAGAACGGACTTCTTACAATGGCTATCAACCTTATTATTGAGGATATGATAGGAACAGATACAGCAGTTGTCCCAACATCGGGGGAATGATGAGCTATTCGACTAAATCTAAAAAGGCTGTGTCGGATAGCGTAGAAAACGCCAAAACAGCCGACTACACATCATATCTTGATGATGTAACAGAATAATTATTTTAAAAGGTAGGTGCGGTGTAAAATCCGCACCTTTCCCTATATGGTGATAGGGTGGGAAAGGGTAAAAATTATGATGAATATTAATGTAAATGGAAAAGAATACAAAGTTGAGTTCTCTTTTGGTGCGGCAGAGTGCAAAGAAATAGTACAGAAGATGTTTGAATATATAACCTCTTCTTGTTTGTCTACGATTTCCGCCGAAACAGCAAAGAGTGAAAGTGAAGCAGCGAAACTTGCGTTTGATGCTCTTGCCGAAGCTGTATCAAAAGTATCGGAAATTTGCGTCACAGCCATTTATGCAGGTTGTATTGACAACAATCCTGTAACAATGGATGAAGCAAAGGAACTCACTAGAGCATATATTACAGAAAAGAGAAAGACAGATAAGAGTTACGGATATAGAACATTGTTTGAAGAAATCAGGAAAGCGATGGAAGATGATGGTTTTTTCGAGCTGTCGGGAATAACAGCGATGTTAGAGGAAATGGCGGACAATGTGGAAGAAGCGACACAGGAGCAGAAGAAGCCAACAGTAGTACCACAAGACCACAAGAAAAAGCAGACTTCCACAAAATAATCTGGGAAGAATACTTTGTCTTAGCCAGTTCACTAGGCGTTAGTTATTCAGACTTTCTTAAAATGACACCTAAAAAACTATGGGCGGTTGTAGAGGGCAAGAAACTTGAAAGACAACGAATGGATTCGGATATATGGCTTGCTGTAGGTAACTACATACTTCCAGCAGTCAAGATAGGTGTTAGGAATGGTGCTTGGGGTAAAGGCGAGCTTGAATATCCAGACAAACCTATTTATAGCGATATTAATAAAAAAGAGGACAGTGAAGATGAAATACAAAGAAAGAGAGAAGAGTTTGTTTTGAATATGAAAATACGCAAAGCAAACTGGGATTTAGCACACCCTAAAAATGATAAGCCGGAGGTATAAATCGTGGAATTAGACAGTTTAGAAGTTAAAATTACAGCAGTCACTAAACCAGCGATTGATTCTATCAAAAAACTAGAAGAACAGTTGTTAAATCTGTCAAGTTCCTTGACAGAGGTTAATAACTCATCTCTTGGCAATTTGGCAGGCAATATCACACAACTCAATAATGCTATCAGAGATATGGATGTTAAGACTACTGATTTTACCCGACTTGCTAAGAATATCACAAAGATAGGTTCTGTTGATTCAGCCGCACTTGCTAATACAGCTATATCACTTGAAGCTGTTACAAAAACGGTTGCAGGCATATCGGCCATACCACAGAACGCAACACAGGTTACAGAATTTGCCAAGTCGCTTGGCAAGCTAGGCGGTAAAAGTATTGAAAACGCCACAGCGAATATCCCTAAACTGGGTAATGCATTAAATGGCTTAATGACCACATTATCAAGAGCACCTAATGTAAGTAGTAATGTTATTGCTATGACTAACGCATTAGCTAATCTTGCTAGTCAAGGTAGCAAAATAGGTACTTCTTCAAACTCACTTCAAAAGTCGCTGTATGGCGTTTCTACAAGTGCTAGAACAGCAACTAAAAGCAGTTGGAGTTTGGCAAGTGCGATAGGTAAGTTTTATGCCACTTATTTTATGGTAATTCGTGGCAGTAAGAAACTTATAGAAGCTATTAAATCAACAACAGATTACATTGAAGCGTTTAACTATCAAGCAGTTGTGTTCGGTAAAATCGGTTCAGAATGGGATAAGGATTACGAAAAGTACGGATATGATAACGCAACAGCATATGCAGAAAGTTTTCAAAGTAGAGTAAATGATACTCTTGGAAAGTTATCTGGACTAAAAGTTAATGTTCAAGGTGGCTTACTTGAAGAAAGTGGAGCAAAAAACTTAGGACTTAACATACAAGAGATAACGCAGTATGCTTCACAGTTAGCTTCTGTCACTAACTCATTAGGACAGACAGGCGAAGCAACAACAGCTATAACAAAGTCAATGACAATGCTTGCAGGCGATATAAGCTCACTTTTTAATGTGGACTATTCAACGGTAGCACAGAACTTACAAAGTGGCTTAATCGGTCAATCAAGGGCATTGTACAAGTATGGTATTGATATTACCAATGCTACATTGGCAACATACGCTTATAATTTAGGCATTTCCAAGTCTGTATCAGAGATGACTCAGATGGAAAAACAGCAATTAAGAGTATTGGCTATACTAGACCAATCAAAAGTATCGTGGGGAGATTTAGCTAATAGACGGAAGAGAGTTAATGACATAACTTATCTTCCAAGTGTTGCATAAGAATAGAAATATCTTATGGCAATCGGGCAAAATCGGTAAAGGCTAAAGTTTTTCAACTATGCTAATACCGAGATAACTTAATAGATTACGAACAGGCTATTAAGTATTGTAACGAGTAGGAATTGAATAAATATAACATTCCCAAGAGTGTCCGACACTACTGTATATAGGACAGTATGAGGTGGAAGTGGCTACCACCAAACCAAACGTAAAAACGTGGGTGATAATGTACTCTGAACTTATAGGAAACTATAAGAGGTATAGGATAAAGAGCCTATACGATAACAAATTTGACAATAAATTCTCCAAGTAACATGTTACGCCAGTTCAGCAACAATATGAAAGAAGTCGGAATGGTAGCAGGACAGCTATTTATCCCAATTCTTTCAAAGGTTATGCCGGTTGTAAACGGCGTTACTATTGCAATTAAGCGACTTCTAGTGAACCTTGCAAGCCTTATGGGCGTTAAGATTGACTTTGAAAGCTTTGGACAAAGTGGCTATAAAGACACATCAGACGGCTTAGAAGATATTTCAGACGGATACCAAAATGTAGCGGATTCAGCAAAGAAAGCTACATTATCCCTTATGGGATTTGATGAAATAAATAAATTACAGGACGATACAAGCTCAAGCAAGGGTTCAAGCGGTGGCGGCGGTGGTAGCAGTATTGACTTAACGGATGATATTGCCAAAGCGGCGGCAGAATATGAAGCGGCTTGGAATAAAGCATTTGCCAATATGGAAAATTCGGCTATTGCGTGGGCTGATAGGATTGATAAGGCACTTAAACCTGTTAAAAAGATTTTTCAAGATTTTGCAATTGGCGACTTTAAAATGGCAGGCAAAGATACTTCTGAACTTGTTGCAGGGATATTTAATTGGTTTGCAAAGGCTATAGATGATGTTCCTTGGTTTACAATCGGTCAAAAGATGGGTGATTTCCTTGCAGGAATTGATTGGACTAAGGTATTTAATGCAGCAGGAAAAGTTATTGTACAAGGTTTAAAAGGTGCTATTGAGTTATACTTAGGTATATTATCTAAAGCACCAATAGAAACACTACTTATATCGCTCGTAGCAGTTCCTAAAGTACTTGGGGCAATAGGCGGTACAAATGTAATAAAAAGCATAACTAAAACGTACAATAAGCTCAACTCCCTAAGTAAAGCAACAGAAGATGTAGTGTTAGCGACAAAGCTATCTAAAATGGGATATGATGAAACAGCGGCTACACTCCTTTCTTTTCATCCTAAACTTGCAAAGGTCACGACAAGCTTTAAGGACTTTAAAAACGCAGTTAAGGATAAAAGATTATTCGCAACTTTAAACGGCGGAATAACTACTGTCAGAGATAATATGACACTATTCCAAAAAGCATTACTTGGCGGAGTATCAGCTTTTGGAGAATTTAAACTTATTAAAAGCGGATTTGATGACGTGGCAAAAGGCAGTGACAACCTCGTAGCTTCAATCGCTAAAATTGCTGGCGGTGCCGCTATTGGTGCAGCGGGGCTATATGTAGCTTTCGGGCCGGCAGGGTTGGCTATGGCAGGAATAACAGCCTTAATTGCAGGAATAATGTCTATTAACGACAATATTGATTTAACATCAACCGAAGTAACTAAATATTGCAATGAATATGCAAATGTTCGTGATGAAGTAGATAAGACGACAAAGCAAATAGCAAGCTCTTTAGACACTATTGAAAAAGGCTGGGAAAATACAGCAGCCTATGATGATATAGACGCTCTTAAAACAAAATATTTTGAATTAGCGGAGCAAACAGACTTAACAACAGAACAGCAAAAATTACTTAAAGATATGGCACAGGAACTTGTTGAAAAAGTTCCAGAATTAAGTAAAGTTATAGATACACAAACAGGGTACTATACAGGACAAAAAGAAGAAATTGAAAAGCTTATAGATAAAAAGAAAGAGGAATACAGGCTTGAAGCTTTAAGGGAAGATTATATTCAGCTTGTAAAAGATGAATATAAAGCTAAGAAAAATCTTAAAGAAATGGAAGATGCTCTTGCAGATAGTAAGCAAAGACTTAAAGATAAGCAAGATGAAATGACAAGAGCATTACAAGGTACACAAGGTGTTGCAGAAGAATTAGATACCACTGGCATCGGTGCGGCAGTTGACCTTGAATATCAAGTAAGAGAACTTGAAAAAGCTGTACAAGACAATGAAAATAAAGTTAATGAAGCTAAAGATAATTGGCAACGTGCTAGTGACGATATGGAGTTTTGCTGGGGTGAGTTAAAAGATACAGCAGTTGGAACATCAGAGGAGACGAAGCAGAAAGTATCAAATGCCTATGAAGAAGCTAAAAATGCGGTTATTGATAAAATTAACAGCATAGGCTCAAATACAGGAAATGTATTCTCACAAATGGGAAGTATTGGTGCTGATGCGGGAAAATCGTTAAGTACCAATTTCGCAAATAATATTAATAATATACCATATGTGGCAGTAAGAGCTTTTCAAGGTATTGTCAATGGTGTAAATGCAGGAAGCATTGGAGAAGATACTGGAATTCAATTGATGAATTCTTTGGAAGATACAATCAATAATAATGCGTGGCGAATCAGAAACAGTTTGTCTAACAGTTTTACAAGTAAATTTACAGGTGAAGTTTTAGACAGTGACGGCAATGTTTCTGCAAGTGCTTTTCATATTAAAATTGCACCTAAATATGCAGCAGGCGGTTTCCCGGAAGATGGATTTTTCTTTGCTAACCATAATGAAATGGTTGGTAAATTTAGCAATGGTAAGACAGCAGTCGCAAATAACGAACAGATAACGCAAGGCATTAAGCAAGCTGTTATTGAGGGCATGTCAGAAGTATTTGCTAATGCGAATATAGGACAACAAAACGGAAACATTGTTGTGCAGATTGACGGACAGGAAGTGTTTAGGACAACACAGAGATATGCCAATCAATATACCAATATGACAGGTCAAGCAGCTTTTCCATATTGATTGACAAACAAATATCAAAAGAATATATTTAAAGTACTAAAGATGAGGGGGAATATGTATGTCAGTAAAAAAAGAACTGAATGAAATGTTAGAAGCAATAGGAGTGAAGAAGAAACAACAGCCAGAGCCTCAACAGCCATTAAATCCTAACTTTAAAGGAGTGTACAGAGCGACGGAAAACGGCTTAGTTGAAGTATATTGTCCAAGATGTAGTAGTTGGGATTGTTCTCACACGCAGATCACGACAACTGTACTACAGAAAACTAAGACAAGATATACTGTTAATCTGAATCCCTTAAGACCGTTTACACTGGTTAATAAGAAAGAGAAGATTAAGCAACAGGGCGGAACTTATTCACAACATAGGTTTGTATGTAACAGATGTGGACTGATTTTTTGGTAATACATGATTTTAATGGAGCGTATCTTTTTGGTGCGTTCCATTTTTTATTGAAAAAGTGCTTGACTTTTTTGTGCGTACGGTTTATATTAAATGTGCGGACAGAAAAGAGGTGAGTATATGTCCAATAAAAAAGGTAGACCTAAACTCGACAATCCTAAAAATGAAAGAATATATATTCGTGTCACCAAAGAGGAAAAGGAAGAAATAATGAATTTTTCTGATAAAAGCGGATATACAATACTTGATTTGATTAAAAAAGGCATTGAAAAAGTAAAAGGGCAAAAAAAATAAAGTGTTGCACCGCTACCAACGAACACAACACTTTAAAACCACCAATCCGAAAGGAATTGATAAATCTATCATATCAGTTTCTTTCGGAAAATTCAAGATAATTAGAAAGGAATTTGATATTATGAACGAATTTGCAAAGATGATTTATAGTCAGTGGAGAAGAGACAACGAAGATAGAGATTTGTACTTTAAGAAAGGTGAGGAACTTAACGAGGAGTTAGAAAGCATATTGAGCAGTAATTTAAGTGATAAGATATACGATACTTTTTGCAAGAGCTGTTTTGAAATCGAAGAAAGTGCTTTTATAGCTGGATTTGGTTATGCTTGCAAGTGCCTTTCAAATGGCAAGATTGAGTTAGGCGGTGGTAAGTAATGGGCAATCAATGCCGTTTAGAAACTATTCAGGACAATATTAATAATTTTGATTTAAAGGAACAGGACAAGGCTACAAAGGAAGTGACATAATATTATTGCGTGAGGCATTGTGGGCATATACTCCCACTACGCAATAGATTCTGTTTAGAGCAAATGATAAAATTTTTGTAGGAGGCAAATAATGAGTTATAATTATCCAACTACAAAAGATAGTTCTCACAATGAGATTAAAGTACCTATGAACACTAAGAATATTTGCGGCGTAGACTGCTATGAGCAGAATGGCGTTGCTTACTTAAGATTGGAAAATGTTGCAAGAGGACTGGGATTTACACAAACCCAAAATAAAAATGGAAAGGAATATATTTCTATTCGTTGGGAAACTATTGACAGATATTTAAAAGACATTGGCTTCCCCAACAAGCTGGGGAAAGACGATTTTATCCCAGAAAACATATTCTACAGACTTGCAATGAAAGCCAAAAATGAAACAGCAGAGAAATTTCAAGCATTAGTGGCTGATGAGATTATTCCGTCAATTCGCAAGAATGGAATATATGCTACTGATAATGTTATTGATGAAATACTGAATAATCCAGACTTTGGAATAGAATTATTAACAAAGTTAAAACAGGAAAGACAAGCAAGAGTTGAAGCAGAAAGAAAGAACGCTATCTTAACACATGTCAATAAGACATATACAATGACAGAGATTGCTAAGGAACTGAATCTGAAATCTGCTATTCAACTTAACAAGTTACTTGCTGATAAAAAAATCCAATACAGTGTCAATGGAACTTGGGTTCTTTACTCGCCATACAGCAGTATGGGATATGAAGAGATTAAGCAAGAAATCCTTGACAATGGTAAGGTTATTTATCACAGGAGAATAACACAGCTTGGAAGAGAATTTATACTGCAATTATTCAATGAAGTTGCATAGATTTTCTTGAGAATATTAGAATGGCTCAAACAGAAATAAATATAATGGTTGCAAGAAATTTGTAACCACACTAAGGAATGTATCAGAAATGGTGCATTCCTTTTTAATGCCTTGAAAGGGGTGGTTTGATTGATTGACGCAGTTGTGATTGAGGGGGTTAGATTCCCGGTAGCATATAACGGCTACACATACAGTAGAAACAAGATATGGTCTAAGAATACAGGAAGAAACGATTATGGAGAAATGGTTGGCACAATCGTGGACATTAAAGACAAAGTAGAGCTTCAATTACCGCCATTAACAGGTGAACAGGCATTAATACTTGATAATGTGGTAAGCGACATAGATAACCCATTCCCAACAGCACAAGTCCTATTTTTAGGCGGTCAACAAAAAGAAATGACAATATACACAGGAGACGTGACATATCCGTATCTTACAAGAGCAAAAAATGAGGACGGATTAATAGTCGGAGCAAAATTAAGTCTAATACAGAAATAGAAAGAGGTTACACATGAAACTCAAAACAAGCGAATTAATACAGAGATTTCAGAACTTAGATAAGTTATCACAAAATAAAACAAGCGGCAGAATTGCTATGGCTGTTATGTGCAATATTAAAACGCTGGAAGAGCCGTATAAAACGGCATTACAGGCTTTTGACGATTTAAAAAAGAAATATGCCGACAAAAATGATAAAGGTGAACCAATTATTGAAGATAACCACTACAAAATTTCAGATGAAAATTTTGAAAAATTAGCAACAGAATTTAAAGAAATTAATGAACAAGAAATTGAAGTGCCTGGCATGACAATGCTTCCTGTAAATTCTTTTGATAATTGCGAAAATATAAGCCCGGCAGAGTTATACAGCATTGAATTTATGATTGAACATTAATTTAAACAAAAAGGGCGGTGTAAAATGAAAAATTTAAGCACAGCTATGACAGAGATTGTTAAGGGAAATAGTGCAAGGTACTATTCTAAGTATGTTGTTGATAAAAAAGAGCATACTGAAACGCTTAACAATTTCAAGTTCCAAAACATGATAAATCCCAATAACGAAATTACGATAGGTAACACTTGTAGTAGCAGTGTTACCTTTTCTATTTATATGCCAACAGTAAGTCTTGAAAATAAAGAAATTACCATATTTGAGGGCGTTAAGGTCGGCACAGAAATTAAGTATATTCAGTTGGGAATATTTACAGTTACTAAGCAGACAAGTGACGGAGAGTATACAAGCTATGAAGCATACGACAGAATGTATAAGGCTGATATGCCTTACTTCTCAGATATGGCATTTCCTAGCACAGATAAAGCTATTCTTAATGAGATATGTGACAAGTTAGGTATATCTTTAGCAACAAATATAGTCACAACACATACTATCAGTGACAAGCCACAAGGTTATACTTATAGAGAAATTATCGGCTATATGGCTATGTTACAAGGCTGTAATGCGGTAATTAATGCTGATGGCAACCTCGAATTAAGGTGGTATAAAGATAGCGGTTATGTACTTGACGGACATAAGTATTATCAGCAGGGCGTTACATTTACAACAAGCAAGGATTTTATCATACAGAAGCTAACTTGCAACAATGCCAAAAGCAGTTCTACAGAACAAAGCGAGATTACTTCTGGTGACGGGGCGACAGGACTTAGTTTTGCCAATCCGTTTATGACACAGACAATTCTTGATGAACTCTATAAAAAGATAGGTGGTTTTACATTTAGACCGCTTACAGTTAAGTTTGTCGGTGATTACCGATTAGAGGTAGGTGACATTATAACTGTCAACAAGGGCGGCGTTGATTACAAAGTACCTATAATGCAGATTATACACGAATGTGACGGCGGCTTAATGAGTACAGCTACATCTATTGGGCAGTCAGAGAGTTCTAATAATACAGCCGCATCTGGTCCGATAACTAAGGCTATGCAAAGATATTACGCCGAATTAGTTACGATAAACAAAGCACTTATCAACAAACTTGATGTTGATACAGCCAAGATTACTTATGCAACAATAACAAATCTCACAGCCGTAAAAGGCGATGTTGATTACTTAAAGGTAAACAATCTTACAGTTGACAAGGCAAATCTTTTATATGCTTCTATAGAACGAATGGAAGTCGTCGAGGGGCAAATCCGAAACCTTAATGTTGATGATTTAAAAGCTCAAGTCGCAAATATCAATACACTTATGTTTGGTTCTGCATCCGGCGGAAGTCTTACAACAGAATTTAGCAACAGCATTGTTGCGAATATCGGTGATGCACAGATAAAGTCTGCAATGATAGAAAGTATAGCCGCAGATAAGATTACAAGTGGGAAGATTTATACAAACCTTGTTGAAATTCTAAGCGAAAGCGGAAATCTTGATATAGCTGACAATACGATACAGATAAAAGATAATAACAAAGTTGCAAGAGTTCAAATCGGTAAAGACGCCACAAATGACTACAATATATACGTCTGGGATAAATCCGGCAACTTGATGTTTGATGCTTTAGGTTTAACCGAAAACGGCGTAAAACGTGAGATAATTCGTAATGACATGATAAAGGAAGATGCAAATATCGCGGCAAGTAAACTGGATATAGAAAGCCTTTTTAATGTCATTAATGAAGACGGCAGTCACACGCTGAAAAGCAGTAAGATTTATGTGGATGCAAACAAACAGACACTTGATGTTGCTTTTAAGAATATGGCTACGAATGTTACAAATTTGCAAAATACTGTAACAACGCAAGGAACACAGCTTACTGCTGTGCAAGGAGCGATTTCAAGCAAAGTTTGGCAACAGGACATAACAACGGCTGTGAATGGCTTGCAAATCGGCGGTAGAAATCTTTTCCAAGGAACTAAAGAATTTGTTATACAAAATGTGACAGGTATAGATGGCGTTGGTAGTAGTATTGCGGCAGAAAAATATAAAGGTTTAACAGTGCGTGTAAAGTCAAGTCCTTGGAACTTTTACAGACCAACATTAACTCTTGAAGCAGGAAGGTATGTATTTTCTTCGTATGTAAAAGGAACATCTAAATATAAAGGTGATATTCGAGTAACAAATGTGACTGAAAACACAACCTTGAATGCAAACGCATTTGATATAAATAGTGAATGGGAGAGACAATCGCTTACTTTTAAGTTAGCAAAAAAAACAAATGTAAAATTTTCGCTTGAATCAACAGGAAGTGGTGAGATTTACGAGTGTGGCTGGAAACTCGAACTCGGCAACAAAGCCACAGATTGGTCTCCAGCTCCCGAAGACACAGATAGTTCAATTTCCGCAGTAGATACAAAAGTTACGACGATAAGCAATCAGTATACGTCTTTAAATCAATCTTTAACAAGTCTTACTGCAACAGTAAACAGTAATACAACAAAGATAAGCGAAAAAGCAGACGGAAGTAAAGTTACAGCTTTACAGGCAAATGTAACAGCTTTGACAGCAGATTTGAGCGGATTTAGAACGACTGTCAGCAGTACATATGCGACTAAAACAGCATTGAACAGCGTAGACGACAAATTTGCCAATTACAGCACTACAACGCAAGTGAACTCTGCAATAAATCAATCAGCCAGTTCGATTTTAACTACAGTAAGCTCTAATTATGCCACAAAGGCTAGCTTAGAGGTAAAAATAGACAAAGACAAGCTGATAAGCGAAATTAATGCAAGTGCTGATGTTATAACGCTTAAATCGAATCGGTTTGTTTTAGACAGCACTAACGCGAAGATTGCGGCTGACGGAACTGTAAATTTCACAGGTGGAAGTATTGGCGGTTGGAATATTTCTTCAACAAAATTAAGTGGTTCAGCTGGGCTACAGAGCATATCAATTAACAAGCCGTCATCCACGTCAACAAAAGTTATAAGCATAGACCACATAGACACGACAGCGGCGGCGACATATGTAGATGATTTTTATGTTACTGCTGACGGTAAGCTTAACGCATATAATAAAGTTATTATTGACGGGAGCGGTAAAGATGTAGGCTCATATATTTTAATGGAAACTTGGGGAAATAGCGGTGATAAATTTCAAACAAAAACTACAGGATTAGAATACTATACTTTAGATTTGACAAATCGTAATTATATTAAAATTCAGCCGAAAGGTATATATTTTGGTAATGAGAACGAAAGCACACATAGAGGGGCAGTGTTTTTAGGAAGTGCCAATAATATAGTTTCTACATTTCATAAATATCAAGTACAGAATGAAAACGGTGTTATCAAAGGTTGGTTATCCGACAAAGTTTTTACAATGCAAGATGGGTGGAATAATGACGCAATATATGCTGATTGGAACGGAAATTTTAAATGCACTGGAACAAAAAACAGAATTGTTCAGACAGAAAATTTTGGCACCGTTGCAATGAACGCTTTTGAAACCGCAGGGGCTTATTTTGCAGACGTTTGTTCAGGGAAAATTGCAAGTGACGGAAAATGTGTCGTTTATTTAAACAGGAAATTCATTGAAACAATAGACTGTGATTGCGAATATCAAATTTTAATTACGGCAGTTAATAAAAAGTCTAATTTATATGTAGTTAAAGAGCGAGAGTTTTTTACAGTATTTGGAGAGCCTGAAACATATTTTGACTGCATGATTATAGCAAGACAAAAAGGATACGTTACAACTTATGCAGATGAAGAAAAGAATCTTAATATCAACAGAGGGGAGGTGAGTGTTTATGGCAATATTTAATAAAATTAGCAGTTTTACAAGTCAAACAACCGCAGAGGGGGAAAGAGTAGATTTTACTTATACACAAATAGACAATGATACAGGTAAAATTAAAAAAAATAATCAACATGGCAACGTAATTCTTACAGATGAAAGTTGCATAAATGCCGTTGAGATTATTAAAAATAAGTTACTTAAATCTATAGAATAATTGGAGGTAAAAGGTTATGTTGAACATTACAAAAAGTATTTCAGTACAGGGAACAAGTATGATTGAAGAGAACGGAAACAAAGTTGCGGTTATGTATTTATCCGCAAATATTACAGAGAGCGGTGCGACATCTATAAGCCAAACGATAAACGATAAAGAATTGTATGTTGCAAATAAGAGCACATGCGAAGCCGATTATGAAGAATTCAAGGCAGAAGTTGACAAATTAATGTTACAATGAAAGTGAGGCATGAAAATGATTAAATTCGGAATCGACACATCAAGATGGCAGGGAGACTTTGATTTTAAAGGCGCAAAGGATAATGAGGGCGTAGATTTTGCCATTATCAAGGCAGGCGGTGCTGATGATGGCTTATACGAAGATAGAGAGTTTGAGAACAGTTATAACAAGTTGGAAAGTGCAGGAATCCACAAGGGAGCTTATTATTTTGGCAACGCTTTAAACGCTGATGAAGCTGTAAATGAAGCAAGGCATTGTGCAAGCATTTTGGCTAACAAATCTTTTTGTTATCCTGTTTTTTACGACGTTGAGGGCGGCATGCTTACAGGAGAAGATTTGACAGAAATTGTGCTTGCGTTTATGAATGAACTTAAAAGGGCTGGCTTTAAAAATATAGGGCTTTATATGTCAGCTAACCATTTTAATAATTATGTAGATGTTGTGAGAGTAAAAAACGATGGTTTCAGCCTTTGGGTAGCAAGCTATTCAAGCGGAAAGCCACAGCTTACAAATGACACGGACTATGATATGTGGCAGTTCGGCGGAAGCGTTAATTATCTTAGAGACACGCAGATTAACGAACAGACGGTAGACCAGAACTATTGTTACACTGATTATTGCACAGACCATGTTGTCGAAGAAGTAACAGTGCCGGATTATCAGCCAGTGCCAGACACTAAGTATCATAAAGGCGATACAGTTAAGGTTATTAACGCCATTCAGTACGATAACGGCGAGCCGTTCAATACTTACTATGATGAGTACAGTGTTTTATCAGTTAGTGGCAGAAGAGTTGTTATCGGAGTTGACGGAGTAATTACCGCCGCTATTGATGAAGATAACATCAGCCTTGTTAAGTGCGTATATGACAGCGATATTAACACAGATACAGTAAGTCGCGGCAACAGCAAGAAAGTTAAAGTTCTTGACAACATTGATTATGACGGCAATAGATTCGGCGTATATTATGATGAATATGATGTAATTGAAGAGGACGGAGACAGAGTTGTTATCGGAATAGGAGATGTTACAACTGCCGCTGTCAATATTGCTAATCTTGAGTTTATCGGCGGCTCAGGCTCTGATGATACGCCTACAGATATTCCATTTAACGGAGATATTGAAGAGGGTAGCACAGTGAGATTTGTCGGCAATACCGATTATGACGGCACACCTATTAAGGCTTGGTTTGATGAGTATACAGTATCAGAGAAAAGCGGAGACAGAGTTGTCCTTGTGCATAACGGAGAACTGTTTGCCGCAGTCAATGTAACTGATTGCGAACTTATTTAAAAAACAAAAATACAGGTCTTGCTTTAATGTAAGACCTGTATAAATTAAAAAACTTATTTCTTTTCTTTTAACATTTTCTCAAATGATTCTCGGCGTTCTTTTATATTTTTAAGCCATTCAGATTTAGAATCTTGCGATACTATCTTATTATCTGAAAGTGAAAGTGATATTTCAACGCTTGAAAAAGCGGCAGAAAGCGTTTTATCATCGGCTTGTTTTTCTGCCAAATTTGTTAAATTCTCCATTTTGGTGCTTGCTTCTTTTGCACTTAAAGTTCCATTTTCAAAATCATCAATAATTTTAATCGCACTGTCTATCATTTTCCTGTCGCTTTCAGAGTAACGATAATCGTTAAATACTCTAAAATAACACAGTAATACAGCAACAATAATTATTGCAAAGAAAATTATTGCGGCAATTATGCTTGTTTTGCTTATCTTTTGCTTTTCTTCCATAAAATAACCCTCCATTTTTGTTTGCATTATAACATACCATTTTCAAAATGTCGAACACTGTCGCAATTTTACGATGTTATATATTAGAAATTTTAATATTCAGCATGTATAATAAACATGTCTTCAAAAGAAGACACTTCAAGTTCTGGCGTAGTGGTGCTGTTTAATTGGCGTTGGCAGTGCCACTACATACTTGACTAAATCAAACATATGTTCTATAATCACGTTATCGCTACTAAATAAATGTGTGGGTTCAAAGGGGCAAAGTTATGAGTAATGAGGATTACAAAAAGAAAATTATTGAAATAGTAGAAAATACTAACGATAATGCAATATTAGAGTATATCTATAAAATAATAGCAGATATAAAGAAAACTAGTGCAACATAATGTTGCACTAGTACACTTGAAAGAATAAAAGATTTTATCGCAATTTCATAAATCGTGAGTATTAATTAAAGTTCATCATAAGCAAGTAATCCGAGCTTAGTAATAGTTACATCTTCAAGGGTTTGGGTGATGTAGCCTTTATTACTAAGTTCTTTCATAAATGGCAACATTGAAATCATGTCAACGCCAAGACAACTGGCAATGTCGGCATAGTTAGTGTTGCCATTTTTATCTCTTTTCTCTACTATAGTCTTTAAAAAATCCTTCGATTCAATCATTTATTACAACTCTCCTTTAAATAAATTAATTAATCCGAGGACATATTCTTGCTTTTCGTCACTTAACTCGAAAAATGTTTTTAATGAGTGTAATAATCTTTTGTCATTTCTAATTTTAATCCACAAATCAGCTTGTTCAGATAAAATAAGCTGTTCTTCTTCGCCAGTTCTTAAATATTCAGCTGATACGCCTAAATATTCAGCAATTTTTCCCAACCTATCATCTGGTAATGTGCCTTTACGCAACTGACCTATATATCCGTTAGCAAAACCACATTCTAATTCTAATTTATGCATTGAAATCTTCCTTTGTTTGCATAGGTCTTTTACTCTTTCTACCGTGTTCATTTGTGTTTTCCTCCATTTTTTAGAGTTCCACCTAAAAAAGGTGTTGACAAATTAGAGAACACTCTATATAATAAGTTTAAAGGTTAGGGAAAAGCCTAAAAATAAACTTAAAGGGAAGTGCTCTCAAAATATGTTTCTCGACAATTCATATATTAGAACTTTCTCTAAAGATTGTCAAGCTTTTCTCTAAATCTTTATTAAATAAAGAAAGGAGAAGTCTATGTTTTATCAAAATGTTGTCGCTTATTGCGAAGAAAATAATTTATCAATACACGCATTTGAAAAAAAATGTGGTCTTGGTAATGGAGTTGTAGGCAGGTGGAAAGATAATAATTCTTTACCAGCATTAACTACAGTACAAAAAATTGCAGAAGCAACAAGAATCCCAGTTGAAAAATGGATTAAGTAAAAAGAGGCAGTAATGAAAGATTTTGTGATACTGCATTGATAACATTAATAATCGCTGTTGTTCTTGCGGTATTAAATTATTCACAATCTCACCTTTTTTCATAAAAGATAAGAGGATTATAGCACAAAGTACAAACAGATTAGAATTTTTGATATTGATGCAATAGAAAAGTGATGGTAGCGGTAAATAGTTGCAAACTTTTATTCAAACATCATTAGTTCTTTTTGACAGGGATAGCGTCCTGTTCGTATCAAGTGTGAATTACCTACCGATTGGCAGTTTTGTCTTTAGCATATTTATTTAATTCTATTGATATAGAAATAAGAGTATACAGGGTGCAGAAGTCTAAACCACAGAAGTATGAACCGACCACTGATATACACAATGCTATGACAGTATCCATACAATCTCCTTTCGGAAAGTGTCTACCATCACTTCTCTATTGTATCAATAAATATAAAGTTCTACAAGTTACAGCAGATAGGAATGAGCAGAATTGCTCAAATGCACCTTAAAAGGAATATATCACACATTATTTAGAAAGGAATGTTTATGGAGCTACAGATTTTTAGCAATTCAGAGTTCGGAGAAATCCGAACCATTACTAAAGATAATGAACCTATGTTTTGCTTAGCTGATGTGTGCAAGGCATTGGAAATATCAAATGTAGGAAATGTTAAGCAGAGACTATCTGAAAAGGGTATCCATACTGCGGACACCCCTACAAAAGGTGGAATGCAGAAAATGACATTTATTAGTGAAGCTAATCTTTACAAGACAATCTTTCAGAGCCGTAAAGAAAGTGCAGAGAGATTTACAGATTGGGTTACAGGAGAGGTGCTTCCGTCAATCCGTAAGAACGGCGGTTACATAGCAGGGCAGGAAACAATGTCTGATGATGAACTCATGGCAAAGGCACTTCTTGTAGCCAATAACAAGATAGCCGAAAGAGATAAGATAATCGAACAGAAACAGGCAAGAATTGAACAGATGAAACCTAAAGAGATTTTCGCAGACGCAGTATCAGCAAGCCATACTTCAATCTTAGTTGGAGATTTAGCAAAATTGATATGTCAGAACGGCTACAAGATAGGGCAGAACAGATTATTTGATTGGTTGCGTGACAATGGCAAGGACAAAGAGAAAAGAAAGGGTTGAACAATATGAAACAGGTAAATGTAACAGAGATAACAGTACTGGATTGCATTGATATGTTTGAAAAGAAAAACATGTATACAGTAATTGATGGCGGCAAGATTGTCGGATTTGTAAGCACAACAGAATTGAAAGGGGAAAAATAAAATGATAGAAAATAATAAAATTGAATTGTGTGGAGTTATAGCAAGCACTCCAGAGCTTAATCACAAAAATTATGGCGAAAATTTCTACAGTTTTCATTTAAGTTGCTCCAGAAAAAGCACCGAAAAGGACATGCTACCAATTATTGTATCTGACAGATTAGTAGAAATCAAAGATTTACAGGTAGGTAAAAAAATATCAGTTAAGGGACAGGTGAGAACCTTTAACAAGCATATATCAGATGATAAACGCAAACTTTTAATAATGGTGTTTGCTAGGGATGTCCGGGAGGTTGAAGAAGAGAGTGAATCAGCCCCGGAATTCAACAACAATGTTAAATTGAGCGGTTATATTTGCAAGCCGCCGGTTTACAGAGTAACACCTAAAGGCAGAGAGATAGCTGATGTATTAATTGCGGTTAATCGTATGTATGGCAAAGCAGATTACATACCATGTATTACATGGGGTAGAAATGCAAGATATACAGGTAATATTGATGTAGGCACTCGCATTGACGTTGAGGGAAGATTGCAAAGCAGAGAATACACAAAGAAACTTGATGATGGCACAGAAGAAATAAGAACAGCTTACGAAATTTCAGTAAGTAGAATAGAAGAAAGTGAGGAAAAATAATAATGGATAATAAATTTGAATTAACAATGCATGGTGCGGTGTCTGACATTATAACAGTACCACTTGCAAGATATGAAGAGTTGATAGATTGCGAGACGAGAGCAGAGGTACTTGCGAGTGTGGCAAAAGGACATTCTGTAATTAATACAGAGGATGTATTTAGAATCCTTGGAGTTGCGGATTGATTTTTATAAAGAAAGGACATTGTTTATGAAAACATTTTTAAAAAAAGCAGTTTTAGAAAACTTTATGTGTTACGCACACGCAGAGTTTGATTTTTACGACATAACAAAGATTATGGCTGAGAATGGCGTAGGTAAGTCAACAATGGCAACAGCATACTTATGGTGCTTGTTCAACTGTGATTATGAGTTAAAGGATAATCCAGTAGTCAGAAGAGAAGTTGACGGAGTATCAGTTGATGATATGGATGTATCGGTTGAACTTACACTTGATGTTGACGGAAAAGAAGTGACTATGAAGAAAGTACAGAAACGTACATACAGCAAGGATGGCAGCAGCTACAAGGATGATAACAAGTATTTTGTCAATGATGTGCCTAAGACATTAAAGAACTTCAACGCATATCTTGATGTAGATATGAATGTGTTTAAGATGTGCAGTAACATCAACGCATTTCTTAATCAGAAGCCGGCTGAAATGAGAGAATACTTATTCGGTCTTGTGGGAGATGTTACAGACCTTGATATAGCTTCACAGAAAGCTGAATTAGCCGAGTTAGTTCCTTTGCTTAATAAGTATACAGTTGAAGAATTATCTGCTATGAATAAGGCTACTAAGGCTAAAATTACTAAGGATTTGCCTATTCTTGACGGACAGATTAAGGAAAAGGAAAGAGATATTCAGATTAAGTCTGACATTGATACATCTGACCTTGAATTGCTTAAAAATAGCCTTAAAGAACAGATTACTGATTGCATTGCAAAGCAGACTGATAATGACAAGATGTTGGCTGAATATGATAAGGCTAGTGCCGATATCCTTGATTTGAAATTCAAGCAGGGAGATTTATCACGCAAGGCGAATGAGGACAATATCAAGGCTAGGAGAAATATTGAGAATAAGATTACTGACAAGAAGTTTCTTGTTAAACAGACAGAAAAGACTATTGCCGATACCGAAAGTTGTATTGCTAGTTCGGAAAAGGCCATTGAGAGCATTAAGGGTTATCTACAGACAGAGCGTGATAAGTGGAAAGAAGAAAATGAGCGTAAGTTTGATGATTCAAGTCTTATCTGTCCTTATTGCGGTAATGAATACAAGGAAGATAAGAAAGAGCAGTTAAAGGCTGATTTTGCAAAACATAAGGCTGATAACTTAAAGACAATTACTGACAATGGAAATATGTACAAGGAAAGACTTGATAAGGAAAAAGCTACGCTTGAAAGTCTTAAAACGGAATTACCACAGCATAGGGAAAGCCTTGAAATGCTGAATACAGCCATTGCAGACCTTGAAAAGCAGTTATCCGAACTTCCACAGAAAATTGATGTGACAGCCACAGAGGAGTACAAGGCACTTGAACAGCAGATAGCTGAAAAAGAACAGGCTATGCACAAAGCTAATGACATTTCAAGTGTCAAGGCTGAATTAAAGGTGCAGGAAAATGATTTAAGGCAGCAGTTAGCAGAATGTGAGCGAAAGATAGCTGAAAGTAACACAGAAAAAGACGAACAGCGACTTGAAGAATTGAGGGCAGAACAGCGTACACAGGAACAGAATAAGACCAATGCCGAGAAAATCCTTGATTTGCTTAATAAACTGGACAAGGCAAAGAATGAAACATTGTCTGACAGCATTAACAGTCATTTCTCACTTGTTAAGTGGAAGCTGTTTGAGCTGAACAAATCGGGCGGTTATAAGCCGGTTTGCATACCGACAGTTAATGGAAAATCAATTCTTACAACTATGAGCAATAAGGGTAACAGAATACTTGGCAGAGTTGATATTTGCAATTCAATTCAGAAGATTAGCGGTATGTCAGTGCCTATTATCTTAGATGATAGTGAGAGCCTTGACAGCACCAATCAGAAGAAAGTTGCTGAAATGGTAGATAGTCAGCTGATTATGTTGATTGTTAATGATAGCGAGGAATTAGAGATTATGGAGGGATAATATGCCACAATTAGAGCACTCATTCTATTACAGAGGTTTTATGTGCTACATAATACTCCGAAGAATGACAAGCACATTGTACAGGTGTGGATATGTAGCAGTTCCAGAAGATAAGGATAACTTTGATGTGTCTGATATATGGTGTCATGGTGGTATTACATACGATTATTACGAACCGCCTACTCCATTAGCAATTAAAGATAAGAGGCATTATATCGGATTTGACTGCCTACATTTCGCAGACACGATAGATGAATGGACACTAGATAGGGTTAGAGAAGAATTGATAAATATTGTAAACCAGATATTAGAACAGGAAAGCGAGGAATAATTATGGCATATAAAGCATTTAACCCAGATTTTACTTGCAAAGGCAAGCAGTACGAAGAAAACACAACATATGAAGAAAATGGAAATGAGATATGCGAAGCTGGTGTTATGCACTACTGTGAAAATCCGTTTGATGTATTGGACTATTATCCTCTTGTAAATGAAAATGGCGAGATTTCAGAATTTGCAGAAGTTGAGCCGCTGGGAAAGGTTTTTACAAAGGAAAATAAAAGTGCAACTAATAAACTTCACATTAAAGCCAAGTTGGGCTTAAAAGGTTTTATTAAGGCTTGTATAGATTTTACTCTAGAGAAAACGAAGATTGAGGAAATTGAAGATAGTATAGAAAATGACAATGGCAATAATTACGCACAGATTGGCAGTAATGGAGATTACGTACAGATTGACAGTAGTGGATATTCCGTACAGATTGGCAGTAGTGGATATTCCGCACAGATTGGCAGTAGCGGAAATTACGCACAGATTGGCAGTAGCGGAAATTACGCAAAAATTGGCAGTAGCGGAAATTACGCAAAAATTGGCAGTAGCGGAAATTCCGCA